AATCGCTCTTCGAACGTGCCTCGGCGAAGGTGGACGAGATTCGCTCGCGACGAGCCGCCGGATGACCACGGTCAGCGTCATCATCCCGTCGCGGCTTCAGCCGCTGCCGTCCACCATCGTCTCGGGGACGCTGTGTCTCGACCGCGCCGTCAACTCCGCATGGCGGCAGACGCACCGCCCGCACGAGGTGATCGTGGGACTCGACCCCGGCGCGCTCGACAAGGTGCCCGCGCGCTTCAGGGACGGCGGCGTGTTCTTCGTCATGGCGTCTCAGGCCACCCAGGCGCACGCCGTCAACGGGGCCGCGTCGCTCGCGCAGGGTGAATGGCTCGCGTTCTTGGAGGACGACGACGCGTGGGAGCCGGCGTGGCTGGCGACGGCGCTGTCAGTCGTCGGCGACCGCTTCGACTTCGTGACCAGCAACCAGCGCGAGGTCGACGAGGGCGGAAACTTCGTGAGGCACAACGATTTTCCCACGTGTTCGGGATGGGTCGTCAGACGCGATATCTGGAAGTCGCTCGGTGGCTTCGACGAGGATTGGTATCACTGTGACACCGCGTTTCTCGCGAAGGCGAACGCGGCTGGTGTTCGTCGGTGCCACATCCTTGAATCGGGCGCGCTGAACATCGCGCCCGAGGGCGACGTGGTGACCGAGGCGCATCGCCGGTTCGCGTGGATTCAGAACGTCGGCGCGCATTCGGCGCTCGTCGAGAGCACGGCGCCCGACTCGCTCGTGCATCGCATGGTCAACAGCGCGGGGCGCTTCGCAGCCATCGGCACGGACCCAGCGGTCGGGGCACGCAGCGCGGCTGAGCACCAGGAGATGGTTCGACGGTGGGGAGCAGTCGGATGGTGAAACCATGAGCCGCGCCAATTACGACCCCGAGCGCGACAACCTCAGCCGCGTCGTCTCTCACAGCATGGCCCAGCGCTGGCGCTGCACCCGTTGTGACGCGGGCGATGTCATCGCTATCACCTACGCCGAGAGCAAGGATGGCGTCGGCATCCTGAAGCGGCTCGACCGGGCGCATCGCGAACGGTCGCCGCTCTGCATCGGGCGTGTCGACAAGCAGCGGCTCGTGTCGACCGGCACGCCGTTCAGGACAGCCAAGGGCGATGACGTGATCCTCGGAGAGTGGCAAGCCGGCGACCTGCTGGTCAAGGTCACGACGGTGTCCGACCCCTACGGCGTGGCATGGGTGCGGCGCATCGCCGGCACCGAGAAGGCCGAGCCCGAAGGGACCGGGTGAAGCGGAAGCCCAAAGAGAGCGAAAAGACGTACATCCCGCGCAGCCGTAACGGTACCGCAACCCACAGTTCCCTACGTGTGCACGCCCTGCTGAGGTACCAAGCGACATGCGGCCCGGTCGTGCTGGCCTACGGGAGGGACGCCCGCTACCTGACGCGGCTGGGCGTGTCGTTTCAGGCCGAGAGCCACCGCCACCACAACCCCGACGACCCGCCACGCTACGAGGTCGTCTTGCGATTCACGAGCAACGGTGGCAAGGGGACTGCGGGTGGCGAGTAAGAAGCAACCCAAGCCGGTGGCAACGTCGGGCGGTGAGCGCGTCGTGCGCATCGCGTGCAGCGGCGCCGCCGTCGTTGAGCTGGACAAGCTGACTGCATTTCAAGGTGGCCTCAAAGACCTATCGAAGGAGAACTACGAGAAGCTCCGACTCGACATCATCGAGCTTGGCTTCAGCGAGCCCGTCTCATGCTGGAAGCATCCCGACGGCAAGATCCGAATCCTCAACGGCCACCAGCGTGTCCGCGCGCTCACCAAAATGCGCGAGGATGGGTGGACGGTGCCGCCGCTACCCGTCTCGTGGGTCGAGGCCGCAGACGAGCGCGAGGCACGGATGAAGGTGCTCAGCCTGACGAGCCAGTTCGGCGAGATCACCGGGGAGGGGCTGTCCGAGTTCATGACCGAGGGCGGGATAGAGTTCGAGGAGATCGAGCAGCACTTTCGATTCGCCGAGCTTGACCTGGAGAAGTTCTGGGCGAACTTCGGGCCAGAGCCGCAGACGGGCGAAGACCCCGGTGCGAACACGGAGGCCGGCGAGGCGCTTGCGGCGAAGTGGGCGACGGCGCTCGGGCAGGTATGGGAGATCGGAGCGCACCGGCTGATGTGCGGCGACTCGACGAAGGCCGAGGACGTCGCGCGGCTGATGGACGGGCAGCGCGCGGCGCTCATGGCGACCGACCCGCCCTACGGCGTGGCGTACACCGACGATACGCGTGTAGCTGCCGACCGTGCGCACGTTCGGCAGGCGCGGATGCCGAAGTGGGAAGACGGCATCGACAACGACGAGAAGACGGGCGAGGACATCCAGCCATTCCTCGAGGCCTGCTTCCGCGCGGCGATAGCCTCCGCGCTCGAGCCCACCGCCGCCTGGTACCTGTGGCACGCGCATAAGACGCAGGCTTTTTTTGCTGCTGCTGCTGCTGCTGCTGCAAATCTCGTGCTCCACAGACAAATTATCTGGGTGAAGCCGTCACTTTTATTCGGCTTCGGCGACTACCACTGGCGCCACGAGCTGTGCTTCTACGGCTGGGTGCAGGGGCACAGGCCGCCGTTCTACGGTGAGCGGAACCAGACGTCGGTCTGGGAAATCACCAACGAGACCTCGAACGGCAAGCGTGTCCACCCGACGCAGAAGCCCGTCGAGATCTTCGCGATCCCGATGCGCAACCACACGAAGCCGGGCGAGGTGTGCTTCGAGCCCTTCGGCGGATCGGGGAGCCAGCTTGTCGCCGCGGAGCAGCTCGGCCGCCGCTGCTTCGCCATGGAGCTCGACCCGCGGTACGCCGCGGTGATCCTGGAGCGAATGGCCGGCATGGGCCTGCAGCCGAAGCTGGTCGAAAGCCGCGCTGTGCAGGCAGCGTGAGATGGCGAAACAGCCGCGCCTGAGATCAGGCAAGGATCAGGCGCCGCCGCCCCCACCGGCGCCGGGCCGCGTGCCCACTGGCCAGTTCGCGGCGGGGGTGTCAGGCAACCCTGGTGGGCGGCCGAAGACGAACGAGGAATTCGTCGCAGCGGCACGCGAAATCTCCCTCGTCGCTCTCAAAAAGCTTGCGCAAATCATGATGTCAGGCACCGGGCCCGCCCAGGTCCGTGCAGCCGAGATCATTATCGAGCGGGCATGGGGCAAGGCGGCGCAGCCGAACGATGGCGGACAACTGCCGGCGGGCACCAAGCGCGTGATCGTGGAGTTCGAGCCCGAGCGGCCGCTCGAGCCCGAGCCTGGCGACGACGAAGCTGAGGCCGACGAACCGAAGGAGCCAGAGCCGGACGAGCCAGCATGATCGAGCAGGCGCTCCGCATGGGCGGCGGCCTCCAGCCGATACCCGCGGCCCTTGGGTTCATGAAGTCACCGGCGCGGTTCGTCTGCGCCGTCACCGGCCGACGCGGCACCAAGACCTACTCGGGCGCGCGCAAGTTCGCCAACCGCATGATGCGCGATCTCGAATGGAACCAGCGCGCCGAAGCTAGAGAGATCGCCAAGCGGGACGCCGGCAAGCCGCACAACGCCGCCCTGATCTATTCGCGCGGCAACGCCAAGGTCGACACGGCCGAATGGCACAAACGAAAGCCTCGGCTGCTGTATTGGGTTGTCGCCGAGACGTATGACCTCCTCGACGAGTCGCAGGTGGCGCTGTCTCAGGTCATCCCCGAGGAGCTGATGGAGCACACCAACACCGCTAGCCGGGTGTGGTGGCTCGAGCAGGACATCAAAATCCAGTTCAAGTCGGGCAAGGTCCCGAAGCGGCTGGTAGCTCGAGGTCTAAACGGCCTGTGGATCGAGGAGGCCGTGCGGCTCCTGCCATCGGCGTGGCTGCAGTTCCTTCGCGCCGCACTGTCGGACAAAGACGGGTGGGCCATCGTGACCACGACGCCCATGGGTTACGACTGGGTGCACCAGCGGTTTGTCGAGCCGGCCGAGAAGGGCACCCCCGGCTATGCGTTCTTCACCTGGGAGACGGCGGACAACCCCTACATTCCGCGGCAGGAGATCGCCGACGCGCAACGGGACATGCCGCCCGAGTACTTCGAGCGGGAGTACCGCGGACGCTTCAACGTCTTTGAGGGTCAGATCTACAAGCACTGGCACACTCGCTACGAGCACGACGCTCTGCCCGAGGGCATCCAGTTCGCGCGCATCCTCGGCGGGGTTGACTGGGGCATCTCGAACCCGGGCGCCGAGCTCATCGTCGGCATCACCCAAGGCGGCCACATCTGGGCCTTCGACGAGGTTTATCAGCGTTCCGAGCTCGTGGAGGACTTCTGGGTCCCGAATGGCCTGAGGTTGCAGGCCGAGCACCAGTTCTCGGAATGGGTGTGCGACCCTGCCGAGCCCGACAACTTGCGTCGGTTCACCCGCGCTGGCATGCGGGCGGTGGGCCATCGCAACTTCGGCAGCGGCAAGTACGACGAGCACGCCAGGTCGATCCTGAGCGGCATCAGAACCGTGGCGAGCCTGATCCATCGAGGCATGGTGCACATCGTCAAGCCGAGGTGTCCGAACCTCGTACGTGAGATCGGCAGCTACCGATGGGAGCAGACGCCGCGCGGGGATTGGCTCGAGAAACCAGCGGCGCATCAGAGTGATCACGCGGTGACCGCTTTGCGTTATGCCATCAGCTACTCGATCAAGCCCCCGGTGATGCGGGCGCTGTAGACTCGCCGGTATGGCTTGCGAGAAGCACAACCCGCCGGTGGAACCGCTGTTGCTCGGCGATTCGACGTGGAGCAACACCGTGGGCCCGCCGCCGACGGCCGACGACCTCCGCGCTTCGCTCGACAGGACGATGGAGCGACTCCGATGTCCGGAGTGCCAAGAGGATGTGTGGGAAGCACGCCGCGTTGAGGCCGAATTCAACGCCGCGGTTGAGCGCTTCCACATGCTGCGGATGCTCGACCTACCCGGCGATGCCACGCCGCAGGAGATAGCCGCGCGCTTCGACGGGTTGCCCGTTCTCAGAGCTCCTGGGCGCCCTGAGCCACGCCCGCCGTACCTGCGCTATTCGGACCTGGTCAGCGACGACGGCTGACATCGCCCTTGCGCTCGCCGTGCGCCCGTGGCACGGGACCCGATCGCGTGCCGGTCATCATAACCAAGGCTTCTGTCGCGAGCGCGTGCTGCGGTCACGCTCGTGGGGTACAGGCTACGCGGGCTCGTCGGGAGGACGCCGCCCACGCTGGACTGTGCGCATCGCGGAAGTCGAGGGGCAGCCGGTATGTCTTATAGCGCGCGAGTCGAAGCCTACGCTGCAGGTAGCAAGACCAGCTAGGGCGATAGTTCCGGCGAGCGCGCGCGAGACACGGAAATCTCTACGATTAGCCGACCGCGCGTAGCGCACCCATGCCCAAGAAACCACCAAAGCGCGTGATCCCGGGCACCCGGGCGCTCCAGCGCCGCATCCGTGAGATCCGCGACGACCGCCGCACCTACGGCGACAACCTCGACCAGGCGATGGTGGACCACATCAAGCGCGTCGCCACGCTCGTAAAGTACGTCCGGCGCCCCACGTCCAACTGACGCCTCTTGACACCGGCCCCGGCTGGGAACAAGGGACGCCCTCGTGTCCGTAGCAGGCGCCGCCTCCGTAGCCACGACCATCAACACGGCCGGTGCGGGTTGGATCGCAAAGCGTCACCCCCTCTACAACCGCCGCGACAAGTGGTGGGAGTTCCTGCGCATCAGCTACGAGGGAGGGCAGTCGTACCTCGAGCCGGTGAGGTACTCAGTCGAGTTCACGGAGCCGATCCTGAGCCGCAACAGCGATGGCACCCTGACCACGCTGGCGACGCAACAGCAGCAGCTCGAGCTCTCGGTCACCGCGTTTCGCTCGATGCTCCACCGGCACTCCCGCGAGAAAGCCTGGGAGTACTACAACCGCAACCGCCGCGCGCGCTACTTCAACATCGTCAAGCCCGTCGTCAATTCGCTCGTGTCGCACGCCATGAAGTCGGGCGTTACGCGCGACGGCCCGAAGGTGCTCAAAGACTTCTGGGAGGCTACCGACGAGGACCGGCTCTGTTCGATGGAGGTGTTCATGCGCGACATCCTGCGCAAAGCCAATTGGGCCGGGATGTGGTGGGTCGTCGCGGACATCAACGACGATCCGAACGACGAGGATGCCGACGGCAAGCCCTACGTCTACGGCGTGAGCCCGCAGGACGTCGTCGATTGGCAAGCCGACGACGACGGCGAGATCGAATGGCTGAAACAGTACGTCGCCACCGAGAAAAAACGGCGATGGGACGAGCCATTCGAGGCCGAGAGCCGTTATCGCATCTGGACGAAGACCGAGATGATCGAGTACGTCGTTTACGAGTCGACGCGCGGGCCGGCCAACGTTGCGCAGGGCTACCAGGAGGTCGCGCGTCGGCCGATCACGATCGGTCGCGTGCCGTGGGAGCCGGTGTACGCGCAGCAGGACACCGAAAGCGATTTTCCGCACGGCGTGTCTCTGGTCGGCGACATCGCCAAGATCGGAAACAGCATCTTCAACCACTGCTCGCTGGCCGACGAGATCGCCTACAAGCAGACGTTCTCGTGGCTCATCATCCCGGATCCGTCGAAGTCGCTCGACGCCACCCAGATCGGGACCAACACGGCGTTCGGCTACGACCCTGGCGCCTCGAGCGCAAAGCCTGAGTACATCTCGCCCGACGCGAAGCAGCTCGAAGTGCTGATGATGCTCATCGGCTCCGAGCTCGAGCAGGCCAAGAGCGTGATCGGGGTCGGCCGCGGGCAGAGCGAGGGCAGCAAGCAGAAGTCCAGCGCCGCCGCGCTCGAGCTCGAAAGCGACGACAAGAAATCGCTGCTCGCCGACATCGCGCAGGCCGGCCAGGACGCCGAGCGGCGCATCGCCGAGCTCGTGCTGTCCTACTCCACCAAGGACACGAAGGCCGCGAAGATCCGAATCGTCTACCCGCGCGATTTCGACGTGCGCAGCTTCAAGGCCGACCTCGACGAAGCGCTCGCGTTCCAAAAGCTCGGGTTGCCAGCCGAGGTGGATGTGCAGTTGATCTCCGACCTCGTGCGCCGACGGTGGAGCGATTCACTGCCATCCGAGGAGGTCGACGCGCTGTTGAAGTCCGTCGAGGACAAAAAGGCGCAAGACGCCATGGTCCGCGAGGCTATGCAGGCCGCCGCGCTCGCCATCTCAGACGCCCCCGAGTCGCTCGCCGGCGCCACCAATTTACCGCCCGGCGCGAAGCCTATTGACAACGCCAAGCCGGGGGAACAAGGGACGCAAAAACCGCAACCTGGGCGGCCAATCCAGGCGAAGGCTACCGGGGCCTAAATCCGGCGACGGCTACCTGAGCCGCAATCAGGCGACGGCAACCCACGCCGAAGAGTGGGCTGGAGAGAAGCGATGCCAGAAAAAGACGACGCCAAGCCGGATACCACCGAAGAAAAGGACAAGCCCGAGGTCGTTTTCAAGACCAAGGGTGAGTACCTGCACTTGCTCGATCAGGAAGTGAAAAAGCGGGTGGAGAAGGCGACCAAGGAAACGGCGGCGAAAGCGCGCGCCGATGTCCTAGCGAGTCTCGAGCTCGACGACGATGAAGATCTCGGCGAGGTCAAGACGCGCCTGGCGACGTCGAAGAAGGCGAAAGGGGAAGTCGAAGTACTCACCGCCGCGCAGAAGAAGCTCGAAAGCAAGCTGAGGGAGTCTGAAAAGACCATCAGTGAGCTGTCGGTTTTCAAGGACCAGACGTTGCGCTCAAAGGCGCTGTCACCGCATGCGACGAAATTCCGCGATCCAGAGGACATGCAGGTCCATCTGTCATCGCGGCTCGTGCTTGCGGAGGACGGCACCGCGGCCGCACCGGATGGTACCGACCTCGGCGCGTACATCGACAAGTTCCTCGAGGCAAAGCCGCATCTCCGCGCTGCAGAGTTCAAACCTGGCACGGGCACCGGAAAGGTCCCGCCCAAGGGCGAGCACAGCAGCGGCGCCGCCGCCGGCGCAAGCACCGCCGGCACAGCCGGTAACGGAAAGTCAGAAGTCTACAAACCAGGCGATCTCGCGCGCGCCGCACTCGAAATCTTCGAGGGCAAGCGCCAGGTCGAGGGGATGTAGTCGGGAGCACGGATCATGGCAGGTACGGCCACAGCAGCACTCACCGCAGCACTTCGGACCACGGCCGCAGCCGGCTTGTCCGAAGCGCTCTTCCGAAACAACGAGCTCATGCCGCTCTTCGCCCCCGCGGGCTGGGAAGGCGGCGCCACGAAGAACTACAAGATCCACTACGGTGGCAACTCGAGCGTCAGCACCTACGCCGAAGGCGACGCCCTCGGTGTGGCCGGCTCGCAGAGCTACCTCACCGCGAACTTCCCGGAGAAGCACTACCGGGCGACGATCTCGATCACCGGCCACGTCTACGATCAGACGCAGGGCGGCAATCAGACGGCCGTCTTCTTCGACCAGGCCGAGAAGGAATTCACATACGCGACGAAGGATCTCGTCGACCTGATCACCACCGACATGCTCGGCACGGGCGTCACGGCTCCCGTCGGCATCCAGGGCATCGTCGACAGCGCGGGCACGCTCGCCGGCATCGACCCGAACACCTACACGTGGTGGGCGGCGTACGAGAACACGTCGAGCACCACGATCGCGGTCGCGGACATCGACACCGCGCTGCAGAACGTTCGCGATCCCGAGTACGCCGCGAACATCAACCTGATCCTCACGTCGCACAAGCAGATGATGAAGGCCAAGGGCGTCTTCGGGAATCCGGGCCAGACCAGCAACAGCGTCCGCACGCTGGTGAGCGCTGGCGGCTACGTGATGAATCTCGGCGACTACACCAACATGGCCGTCGGTGGCATCCCGGTCATCCCGCTGCGCGACCTCACGAACAGCATTTGGATGGGCGTCGAGCGCGAGCAGATCGAGATCGCGACGCAGCGCCCGCTCAACGTCGTGCCGCTCGCCAAAAACGACGACTCGGATCGCTGGCTCATGACCTGGGCCGGTGGTCTCACGACCCGCAACCGCATGAAGGCGTTCAAGCTCACCGGCTTCTCCGCCTAGAAAGGCGACCCCGAATGTTCGATCCCACCGTCAAGAACCAGCCCACGGACGAGAAGCGTCGAAACGCTTGCCGCACGTGGCTCATGGGTCTCATTGCCACGGGCAAGTTCTTCATCACGAACTTGCTCATGGAGGACGAGCCGTTTCGAACGCTCGGCCTCGAGTGCATGGACGGTGTGGTCGTGGATTCGGGGAAGCCGACCGTCGCCGAGGTTGTCCTCCGCGAGGACGAGCTCGTTACCAGCCGGCCGGTTCGTCTCGTCGCAATCAAGAACGACGGCTCGACCGTCGCATACGACCCGAATGGGCAGATCAAGATCCGTCGCCAGTTTACCGAAGTCGTTCCCGGCACCAACCATACCCGCAAGGTCACCAAGGACGTTCCGCTCGGCAAAGACGCGACGCTGTCGCATCTCGAAGCGCGGAAGGTCCTCGTGGCCTCCGGATGGCCGATGAAGGACAACCGCTCGAAGGGCAACCGACGAGGAACGGTCGTCGAATGGGAATGGCTGAAGGTCGAGGCGACGCTGCCCACCGCATCGAAAGAGGTGATCGACTTGCACGCGTCCATCCGCGACGCGCTCGAGCCGGTCGCACCAGCAGCATCAGCACACAAATCGAAGGGCGCGGAGAGCCGCGTCTAGGAGAGCAACATGACCCTGACACTCACAGTCATCGACGATCAGTACCAAGGCAACGCCGGCGACGGCGTGAAAACGATCCGGTTCACCGGCTCGTTCACCAATCCCTACACCGCAGGCGGCGAGAGCGTCACGCTTTCGACCTACTTCCCGCACAAGTTCCTCGGCGGGAATCCGGCGGCGTGCATCAACCCATCGGTGGCGATCGCGCTCGCCGGCGTGGGCGCAACGGCGGCCTTCCGCGGCGATCCGAACACGACCCTGGTGGCGAAGGTTCAGCTTTTCAACGCTGGCCTTTCGGGCACATCGAGCGCCGGGCTCTTCGTGGACAACACCACGGCGGACATCAGCACCCTGACCACGACCATCATGGCGCAGGGCTACTAGGAGCATCACGTTGAGCGACGCGGTGCGCACGGAGACCGAGGTAGGCGCGGGGAAACTCGCGGCCCGGTCTGACGTGCGCCCGCGTCTGCTTTACGCAACGCCGACCGGCCGCCATCCACGGCTCGGGTACCTGACCTCGATCATGGCGATTCGGCTCGGCCAAAAGGCGTTCGCGCATGACGCCGAGGACTTCGTCATGACGTCTGGCCCGGTGCAGATAGCGCGCTGCGAGATCGCACGACAGGCGCTCACCGGCGGCTACGACTACGTTCTGATGCACGACGATGATCTCATCGTCCACCATCGGGGTGGGGCGGCCGGCAACCCACTTGACACGTTCCTCGGTCACATGAAGGCCGACCCGAAGGTTGGCGTCGTGGGCGCTGTCTACCTGCGCGAGGCGCCGATGATCCCGACGGTGAACATGTGGCATCCCGACGGCGCAGGGTCCGAGCACGTGCCGGGTGAGATGGTGAGCGCCGTCTGTGGCCTGCCACAAACGCCATTCGAGTGCGGCGGCATCGGTACCGGCTTCATGCTCGTGCGGACGCAGGTGTTCCGCGACATCGCGCGAAAGACGGGCGGCATCGACCCGTTCCTGTTCTGGCCGTACCGCACGAAGTACGGCACGAACGAAGTGATGGGCGAGGATTTCTATTTTTGCTGGCGCGCGCAGCAAGCCGGCTGGAAGGTGCTCGCGGATCCGACACTCGCGACGGTCCACGAGAAGGACAGCGGCCGGCTCGAATTCCAGCACGGGCCGTGGGAAGCCGCAGAGAAGCACACCGTTGGAGCGCCCGACGGCTCACAGATCATCCTCGTCGACGGCATTCAATGCATCGACGTATCCGAGTGTCGCAAGCGCGAAGGTGCGGCGATGCGAAAGGCAGCCTGAAATGTCGCTCGTTCTGACCGAGGGCCGCGTCGACTGGATCCAGGACCTGGTGGGCAGCACCGCGGCCACGCCTTACCCGTCGGCATCAACCGACGGCGTCGGGCTATCTGGGATGGCCACCGGCGCCAGTGGCCACGCCTCAAACCGCCTGTTCGTCATGGCGAGGATCCAGATCACGACCGGGACAATCTCGTGCACGGTCCCTGTCTACGGCTACAGCGCGCAGGCGGGGAACTGGTCGTATCTCGGGTCGCTGAACGGCGGGAGCAGCATCACCGCGGCAACATCGAAGTGGTCACCAGACGCCTCGACCGCGGTGCTGACCGAGTATTTCTCGGTGGCTCCGCGCAATTTCGAGCGGTTCGCAACTCGCTGCATCCCCGGTTCGAACCACGTCGTTTCAACCTGGGTCGGGATCCCGCTCGAGTAGCCATGGCCTCATTCGACGAAAGCGGGCAGGTCGGCGGCATCCCCGGGGGTGCCGCAAGCGGCGATCTCAGTGGCTCATACCCGAGTCCGACGGTGGCCGCGCTCAACGGCATGACAGCCGGCACCATCTCCGATGGTCATCGCGTACGCCGGAGTGGTTCCACGTTGGTTGCCGCCGCCCAAACCTGGCAGGAGATTTACCGGGTCCGCGGCCTTGGGCTCCTAGGGTTAACGGCTGCCGGCGTGACAGAGTTCTACGATCCGCTGTTTACGGACGCCAACTGGGCGAACGGGGCGCTTGGCTCGGTAAGCGCGGCGTCGGGCGACCGCGGAGGCGTATTCACGTTGCCGAGCGCTGGCGGGGTGACGGCGTCATGGAAGACGAAGTACCAAAACGTTACGTCGAACGTGAAGAGCGATAGCTGGTATCTCGCGGTTCAGTTCAAGATGATCACAACGCCGAACGATAATACAAAATTACTCATGGGGCTGCTATCCGGCGGTGCCGGGCAAAATATCTGGTTCGGCATCGACAAGCCTGACATGACGCTGTCGAATTTCTTCCTGTCGATTGGCACCTCGGTAATAACCGACACCACCGTTGCGCGTGACACCGCGCTTCACACCGTCGAAATGTGGAACACTGGCGGCGCCAATCTGAGCGCGAGTCTCGATCAGGCTGCGGCTGTAACTGCGGCGTGGGGCGTATTATCTGGCGCAGGTCCCTACGAAATCCGTATGCAGGTTGGTGATGACGCCGCGGGCGGCCATACGGCCAACGCTTATGATGTGCTCTGTTTGGTGGGCGCTCCGTAAAGCGACAAGATCATGGCGCTCCTCGCATTGGTCAAGGGCGTCGGTGGCACGCTCGAGACGTACTTCCTGAACGGC